CTCACCTACTGCACCAAGAATGGACGTCTGACCCCTTACAGCTTGACTAGCTATGTCCCTACCAGTATTAATCTGGTACGAAGGAACCTGAACAAAGGACACATCGACGGTGGCCCGAGTAGCACTACCTCTCAGGTCCCTCATTGTTTCTTTGACATTTACACTCTTCAACACAAAGTAACCACCATCTTTGAAGTCAAGTCCAGCACCGTACATCTTCTGGTTTGCCGTAACACGGTAAACAGGCACTTTGACATAACCATTGGCAGTATCCAACGTGAAGTTCATTAGAGCTTCTAGCTGGGAAATCTTATCTTCAACTGTCTTATTGCGGCTGAATCCTTCCACTAAAGCATTGGACAAAGTTAAATCCCTCATGCTTTTGGAGCCGGAGAGGACTGGCGGTGCATTGGTACCAAACATCTGCACCCGTTCTACTTGGGCCTCACTACTCCAGGAAATCTCATCTGGCGCACAAATGAAGTTCCAAGATACAGAGGGTACAGAAACAGTGAGGCCGTTATCGTCTGCGGAGAAATTTTCGAAGTTCACTTTGGAATCCGCAAGCCCTTTGTATGCGTCGGGCAAACCGATATCGCCCGAGAAGTCCCATGGTATGGAGTTTAAGGAGTTACTTGGATTTGCAGGGTCAAAGGCACCACTAAAATTAGTGGTTGGGTTAAAATTAACAGATTCACCCAGATTAAGATTGATGGGATTTGTGGGACTATACAACATTTCTGTGGAAGTCTCCAGAGCCTTAGTCTCCGCAGATGCTATAGAAAATACAACATCGGGTCCTATGGGGCCACCCGTATAAGCCGAACCCCCGTAGTCAGCATTTGGCTCATCCCCAGCACCCGGAAACCATCTAGAAGGGTCACTATTGCCGCCTCCCAGGAGACCCGAAAGCAAGTCTCCCGCCAAATTACTAACTCCACTTTGGAGCGCAGTTGACAGAGACGATGCAAGAGGTCCCGCAGCGCTTCCCAAAATTCCCGAACTCACAAGTTGGTCGGTTAGGAAGTTGCCCAAAACCTGCTGACCTGAACTAACCAACCCCGGTGTAATAATTGACCCCGCAACATTGTTGAGAGCAGTTGGCCCTAGCCCCAAGTACCTGCTGACTTGGGCACTTGTTTCGGGGCCTAAGGCAACGTTAGCAACCACTCCGGCTGTATTTTGAATCGCCTGGTTAACCAAGCCGTTTGTTAAGCCGCTAGAGGAAAGGGGGAAAGTCGGTAAAAGTCCACCGATAAAGTTAGCCATTTACTTCCACCCCTTGTAACGAAAGTTTTTCTTGAATTGTTTTTGCTTCTTGGCTTCGGCTTTGGAAATGTTTCCAGAGCCCTTTAAGCCATCGAGCGATTTTTCATCTAACCTGTAAGTGCATACCCAGCCCATCTCAGTGGGCAGGATTTCAAACAGAAACTTAAAATTGTCAAACTTAAAAGTACCCGAAAAAGTACCATCTTTGTCTTGCAAAAAGTTATTTTTTAACGACGGGAAATCACCTGATTTGTCCCGGATAGCATCTACCTTCTCTTCGAACACGCTCTGGATAACAGACGCTAGCACACGTTGCACCTTTTCCGATGTTCCCAAATTATCTTCAACAAAATCTTCACTTTCCAAAAACTCAGGTTCCCTTACTAAAGACACAACATCAACAGACTCAATATCTGCTAAATCCGGCCAAAAGTAAGGCTCTACTTTGCTAATGAGTTCAATAGCCTCATCAAGTTCCCAGTTCTCTATCTCATCTGTTAGAGTAAATCGTGAAATGGCCGGCACTAGGGAAACACAACCATCCTCATACTCGTGGTACAAATGATCGGAGTAATCGTCAGGGATACGCTCAAAATCCCCCCTACTGGCCTCGATAAGGAGGCGAGCAATAGGGAGGACTCTGGCGAAGTAAGCGGAATCAGATGACATTTTATTAACATTGTCTTTCTGATTTTTACCCGCTTTATATTTGAATCGGAATCTCCAGGCAGATTTTTGCATAGGCTCTAATGGCCTGCTCATAGTGATCTGACCTTGTGTTTCCCTCAGGGTCGTTCAAATCTGCCATAAAGTCGTCGGTAATTAGAAACTCATCAATGTTCCACCTGGGGTCATTGTTCGGGTAAATAAGGTCAAATAACTCGACAGGACTACCAGCAGGCAGGTTATCACACATGTCGCTCAGGCGGGCCTTATGGTCAGCGATTTCACGAGGGTGCGTTACCGTGGTCTTCATCTTGTGTTCAACCCAAGCTCTCACATGGTACTCATCGTGGAGCTGATTTTGAATCTTTTCGTTCGGTCTTACAAATCTTGAGTCAGAGAATAGGATTTTATTCTCATCGTCAACCAGTTGGATCCAATCTTTATCCACCGTATGAATTAGGATTTGCCTTTGCTTAATTACATCGCTGGGAACTGAGTTTCTGGAAACTCTGCAAATGCAAGACACAACGTCGTCAGCTTCAAAGCTTTCAATCCAAAACCAAGGAAAATACGTTCGACAATAATCTAACCCCTCGTTGTAAACAAACCAAAATGAGTCTGTCTTGTCAGAACGAGTACCTTTATAATTTGTTTGCAAAGATGACAATTCAACCCCAGTCTTTTCAGCGTGGTTGACCCACGCTTCTTTAACTTGGGTGGATTGCTCCATGAAGTCATTTCGCCAGTAGTTGCTTGTTTTCTTGCTCCTGTAATCAGCAGCAAAGACAATGCGGTAATTATGCCGGGGCATATATTGCGGACCCCGGTTGACAAACAACGCCCAAGCCCCCCTTACTAACTTCCTTTCAACATCTTTGTCAAAGAATCCTTCGATCTTGGACTGATACCAGTTCAAAACAGCGAAGCACATTACGTTGTAGTCAATCACAAGTAATGGACTGGGGGAAACCCCCAGGACGATAGATTTTTCGGGTTTGGGCCTTTCAGACATTATACTGGTGTTGGCATAGGTAGTTCGATGTAGTATCCGGGGAAACCCACCTCTTCTTCTGCAAATCTGGAGTCGGGCAAGCTGTGCCATTCGCCTGACCTAAACTCCCATACATCGCAGTCTAGAATGTCGTAGTTTCCCCCTCGGTCAGGGAAGACTACAATGTATTCTTTATCTACGGTGGGGTAATCTTCGGCTATTTTCCAAAAGCCTTTAACGATCTGGTTGTTCATTTCCTCAGTGAGTGAGTTATCAGGGTTGGCTAGAAAGTACGAATTTCAAAGTCTTGATTTCAGCTTTCGCTTCTTCAAGTTCTTTAGTGAGTGCATCAAGGTCGGTGTCAAGGTGCTTGTCCCAGTTGATAGCACCATGGACTGTGGGGAACACGTTAGCAAAGACTTGTTTGGCACACTGTGCAAGTTCGCAATGCTCGTCTTGGGCCACTCCCTTGTCGTCTCGGGCGGCGATGTAATGAATCCAGCTACGGCAATTGCCAGTAACATAGACTCGGGAGAAGACTCCTTCTGGTAGAGCAAATCTTGCCAGTTCCTTAGCAATGCCCTTATCCAGCATATTTGTATAAGACCGGATACAGGCCCTGTATGCAAATTCAAGCTCACCCCACATAAAGTCTGTGAGTGAGGCGTCCTCAGCAACGATGCTATTTTGCCTATTTTTCGTATCTTGTAGCCTGGCCTGCTCAGGCATATAGAACATTTCCATAAAGGAGGAAAGGTCCTGAGTGTACTCACGCATGAAGCTTTGATCTTCATACCTACCGCTAAATTGTTGGAAGGTGAAACTACGGTGGCGTAATAACTGAATAGCAATTGCCAGCGGAGTAACAACTTCAAGAGTCATTGTGGCGTGTTCAAAGACGCTCCAGTGGCCGTGTTTAGCGCAATACTTCAACAACTTGCCAACACTGGGGTTAGACTGGTCTTTACTTGTTACTCTGGCGACATATCCCATCATTTCTTCTGGGCTAGGAGTATGACTAACTAGGCGAGCCTTGCTAGAACTTTCGATGAACCACGGATTTAAATTTTCCACCTCAGTTATCATCCTTTATGAGGGGTTGGTTAAAATTAAAATCGTTACCCATGAAGTAATCTTCCCAGGACTCTAAAGTGGGGCCGGGAATTTCAGGGTCGCTAACGACCTCTAGCCTGTCGCTGAAGTTCAATGGATAACCTATTGCTCTAAGAAAGTTTTCAAAATGGCTGATTACGTCTTTCATGTCAGTTTCGGACGAGAAAGATAAAGTTACATTACACTCCTTGGGGCAATCTTCTAGCGGGGTGTAAGAAAAGGTAAAAGTCCCAAACATTGTTTAAAAATCGAGGTCAATTTCGTCGGCGTTAGTTGAGGTAGGGTCATGGACCTTTGCCATCAACTCCATTACCTTCAAAGTAGATAGACAGTCGGAGAAAGCATCGTGAGAAGGGATTCCAGAAAGGTTTGGCAACTTTTGCCACTTGAACCCTTCTTTTTTAGGACTCCATTCACCACACCATTCAGAGTATTTGTCCATACAACACGAGGCTCCTGCAACCTTGGGCACAGGGATGTCATATTTCTTGAACAAGTGCCACAATAGCTTCAGGTCAAAGTCAGCGTTGTATGCAACGACATGCTTGTCTTCTAGGATGAAAGAAAGCATCTTGGCAATTTGTGGGAACACTGGGGCTTCCATCAGCATTTCATTGGTAATGCCGTGGATGTCAATGAGCTTTTGTGTTAGCGGCTTGTTTGGCTTTATTAAGAGTGAAAATACAGAGCGTCCCGCAGTGTTGATAACGGAAAGCTGAACAATCTCTGTATCAAGGTCTTGGTGGAGCATTCCAGTTGTCTCCACATCTATGATTAGGCTGCGGCGGTCGCCTAGTCGCTCTTGAGCCCATAGCTCAGCAGATTTTTTAAACTCTGCGAGTTTTTCTTCGGATGGTTTCATTGATGGTGTAAACTCAACCTTAGTATAGCAGGCAGGCTTGGAACGTAAGCCTCAGGTGTCATCACCGTAATCCAGGGCTATTCGTTCCCGCCATTCCAAGACCTTGGTAAATGCATTTATGAGGTCGTTGGAAAAACCCTTGACACGCTCCACTTCATCTGGCCCGTCCAGTAACTCGAACTCAAAATACTCTTTACCGTTGGAAAAACCGTTGCGAACTTCAATCTTCATAATAAATAAGCTACAGGCATAACGCCAAAATCTGTGGTTCCGTAGAGTCCCCGGTCAATTGACTTTCCACCTAAACGTGTATAGGAATAAACCGTTCCCAGTAGCCTTACCCTCTCGTTATACTCAGGAACCCTTCCGATTTTGCTAAACTGCTTCCTTAACAACCACAGGTGCTCCAAGGATATGGATTCTCCTAGGGGTACAGGAGTGACAATTAAGTTAACCAACAAGATCGAATCAAGGTCTTTTCGTTTAGCGTGAGGCTTAAACTCTTTGACTCTACCAGAGCATTCAACCTCAGTACCTTCAAGGAACTGCAGGTCGGTTCTATGTCTAACAACAGAGCTGAACACCGGTAAAAAACCTTACAAACTTATTATAGCTTCGAGGGGCAAAGGGTAAAGTTTATCAGATACATTATTGATAATGTCAATCGGAAAAACTACATTTACCCTCAACAAGGGGGAATATTCAGATAAACTAGGTCGGATTATTGGTAACCACAGGGCCAATAGTCGCATCATTGGGGAACCCCGAGAGTTCATACTAAGATCATGCAGGCTGACAGAGCAATGGCTAAAGCTTTCAAACGACCCGGAAGTTCTAATATATTTGCGAAACATTGACATTGCAGGTGGTCACAAAGTAAAGATGATTAGCTTGGAGTTGAATGGCTCAAAGCAACCTGTCTCCAAGTCCAAGTTGGTGGATGCCCTATATCCGGTGAAGAAGATAAAGACTTCGGCAACACCAGAGGAAAAACACTTTAATGCAGTCAAAGCAGCAATGCGCAACGCTGTCTTAGGGCAGTTAAAGAGTTTCAGAGCCGTCGCTTCAATGCCAACTGAGTGTTACCTGACTGGTAAGGTGCTCAGGAAAGGGAATCGCACAGATGTTGACCACGTTGGTTGTAGCTTTGCTGAGCTTGCTGACTCTTTTATGGTTTCAAACGGTCTCAGGTACACCGACGTTACCTTGATTGGTCCCCCCACTGGCAAGAAATTTAAGGATAGCATCCTTTGGTCCGGATGGCAAGACTTCCATGAAGATAGGGCCGAGTTTGCTTTAGTGTGTGCTTCGGCAAACCGCCGTAAAGGTTGCGGGGATTATGAAACCCCGCCGGAACTATACGGAAGCTTTGCAAAAGGAGACCCTGAAGATTTGACCCTTGACTTCTGAGGGGCTGGCTTACCCCTCGGCTTCCAGTGAGGCAATAATCTCATCTAGATTATACATGTCTATCAGATCCTCATCTTCGTAAGGAAACTCCTGGTCGTTCTGGTCAAATTGGTAATCGAAATATACAGACCAAGGAAGTCTTTCGTTCTCTTTCGGTTTTGCCGAGATGTTATCATGGAGTGAGTGACCAAAGATTACCGGCGAAGTCGCTTGCCAAAGCACCGTAGAAGGGAGATTCAGCGCTGCGGCGGCGTGTTGGAGGCATGAATCAATTAGGAGTCGCTTGCTCGTGCATTCTAACAAACCAACCAACTCCACATTGCTGATTTTCCTGTCCTGGATTGTAACGTTGTTCAGTCTGTAACCCTTGGCTCGTGTAACTTGAAGTACTTGATATTTTCGTGAGAAGTGGTCAACAACTTTTTGCGCAACATCTTGGGGCATATCCCTCGCCCACGAGTAAGGACGCTCCGACATATACATTCCACCTCCCGTCTGAATCAACAAGATTGGTTTTTCAGACTTGTAGAAATTGGTAATGGCGCTTCTTTGCTGCGGGTTAATCTTCACAACGGGGGTTTCACCTTGGTAGTCCAGGTTGTAGAGTTTGCACCAAGACTCAACAAGAGGGAGCTTCTTGTTAATATGGCTGTCTACGAAATATGGCTCTTGAATGAAGAACTTCGAATCGCGACCCTTAACGTAATCGTCGTAGAAATATTGTGTGCTACCAAGCTGGTAAACTCTATCTACGAACGGAAGGTTCGTGAAAATTTCCGGCCATGCTGCGATAACGATAAGTTGACGCTCAGGATAAGTGCGCTTGATTACTTGGGCAACGGCGGTTGAAACGATGTGCTTACCCAGGCCCCCCTGGACTTGAAAAATGCAGTAGTTGTTAGACATTTTGAGTGGAGTTTGTTACTATTTGGTTTAGGAAGGGAAGACTCAGACTTCAGCAGTCATGAAAGTTTGACCGGCCTCGATCGCTGCATTCAAAGGAGCTAAATCCTCAGTTGAGTTCTTAACTACGTCACGGTTGATCACAATCTTGAGGTGCTCGACGTTTCTACTGATGGTCTTCAGCTCTTGCTCAGAACGACCACCCGCAGCAATCAGATTGTTAATTAAAGTAACGCTGTCCATTGCGGTGCCAACTTGCTTGGCTGCCTTGTCAGAGTCGGTTTGTTCTGTGCCAAGGTGGCCAAGACGTCCGGCACGACCGATAGGCGGATGAGGTGTTCTTTGAGTTTTAGCCATGATGTGGGGATAGGTTTGTGAACTATTTTTACCCTGTGTAGGTCAGATAATGGCGCGACGCCAGAAGTCCATTCCTTGGCAGCCGTCAAGAACTTGCTTCGGCAGGATTGATTCGGGCGACGGTGCAGTAGCCTTCACTTCTGATCGAACTTCGTGCATGTCTGCGACACCGTAGGTAATAAGGTCACGTTCACGATGAACGTTCTCAACATTTTGGAAATCGTGTTCAAACGGTTCTTCGCCAAGGAACTCATAGAGTTTGTTGAGGGTTTCTTGCGGTCTTTCCACAAGATCTTTATACTCTACAAAGTGAAGGCGATTACGTGTCTTATCCCCCATGCAATCCCGAGTGGAGTTTAGTGATTGTCCCAAAATTCCTTGAGGACTTATCAGGAAGTTGCAGCGGTTGACATCCGTCAAAGGAATATTGTTTTTAATCAGCTGTTCGTCTACAAAGTTGATACGAGGGTTTCCTTCTTGATAAGGGTTTCTGCGAATCATTGTAATCATTGAAGTAAGAATTTCCTCAATGTCCCGCACAGGGCAGATAATCTTTGCTTTCTGTCCAATGTACCCCTCAATATAAGGAATCCGTGATGCCCACGCACGATTCTTGTCGATAACAACTGGTTTTTCAACGTCGGAATAAAACTGGTCGATTACGCTAGCAATCATGTTCTTTGCTTGCTCAGGCTTGGGGAACCCATTGAAAAGCTCATCTTGACCAAGATGGGACTCAAGAGCGAACATTGTTGAAAGAACCGGGCTACTCGGCCCTGAGCAAATTTGTGGATTTTGATTGAGCAGAGAGGAGAGCAAGGTGCTACCTGAACGGGGCAGCCCAGCCATGAAGTAATAACGCTTTTGCATGTTAGGTTTGTCAGATGGTTGAAGTTGGTTCGAGTCAGTGTAGAAGCAACTGGTCAAAGCTTTATTTTACCTTCGCAAGGCATCCACTTCGGCGCGAAGGGCGCGAAGTTCCTCATCCATTTCCTGAACGATTTTAAATAGGACCGGAATCATCATTGATTCTCGCAGTTTCAGGTGTTCGGAGTCAGAGTCATCCACGAGAATGGAAGGTTCACCTTCTGCATCCAGAACTTGCTGAGCTAAGAAACCGTAACGAGGTTTCTCGTCGGTAACTTCACCGGACTCGCGATCTTTCCAGTTGAATTGCACAGGCTCAAGTTTCTGCAGGAAGTCACGACCATGGGAAATCTGCGAGACGCAGGTTTTGTCCCGTCCGTCAGAGGTTACGGTCCAGTTGATTTTGATGAAAGCGTCAGTGTGAGCGTTGTTTCCAACAACGATTTGGTTAGATTGGGTGGTTATTGTAGCGACAGCGTCTCCACCGGCTAAACAGCCGATTAAGATGTTGTTTGCGGAAGTTGAGCTAAGTGCCGTCGCACAGCCAGCCCTGTACCCAATGTAGGTGTTGTTTGCTCCAGTTTGTCCGCCAGGAATTGGCCCCGAGTAGTATCCGACGTAAATGTTGCAACAACCGGGTCGGTTTCCAACTCCTCCGGCGAAATGACCGAGGGCGGCGTTATAACACCCTGAGCTATCCCGAAGGGCTCCATTTCCAATGGCTACATTAAAGGAACCGGTTGCGCACTGACCGGCCAGGTGGCCAAAGAAACTGTTGCGATTACCAGTGGTATTGAACTGTCCCGCCAGGTAGCCAACGAACGTATTGTAGCAACCGGTTGTGTTTCGTTCGCCAGCAATAGAACCGTAAAAGTTGTTGTAGCAGCCTGTTGTGTTGCAGCGACCAGTCCAAAACCCTGTGAAGTTGTTGTAGGACCCAGAGGTGTTGCAGAATCCTGTAAGAGAACCAAAGAAGTTATTATAATTTCCAGTGGTGTTGGAATATCCCGCACTCTCACCAAAGAAGTTATTATGACTTCCGGTAGTGTTGGAATATCCCGCACTCTCACCAAAGAAGTTGTTTTCCTCTCCAATGGTGTTGCAGAATCCTGCAAAAGAACCAAAGAAGTTATTATTAGTTCCAGAGGTGTTGCAGAATCCTGCAGAATTACCTATGAAGTTATTGCTCTCTCCCGCAGTGTTGTGATATCCTGCACAAGAGCCGATGGCAATGTTATATGAGCCACCCATGCAGAAACCTGCATAGGAGCCAATAGCCACGTTATCTGCGGCGTAGTCTCCGCTCCATCCGCCAGCTCTAAAACCGCCGAAGAAATTCCTGGTCCCAAAAGCAGTCATTTGACCAGCGTACGGGCCGATAAGGGTGTTTTCAAAGTTGCAGGTATCGTTGCTGCTAAATAAAGTTCTTGACGCGATTGGTAAATCGTCTGCAGATGCACCGCCGATAAGGGTACCGGGAATGCAAGTAAAAGTTCTGTATTGCTGGCGGAATCCAGGGTCAATAACGGAAACATCACACACTGTTCCTGCGCCATCCCGGAAGACTTTGATAAGACCTGGGTCCCCCCCACAAAGGGACGCAGTCGAGACGCAATCGGTCGAAATCACATAACTACAGTAAGCCTCCGAAGGCACGGCTGTTGAGGGGACAACAGACAAGGCGCAAAGGCCATACAAAGTTCCGGTGTTGCTCTTATACCCTACGGCCACGTTTCCGGAAGAGTCCCCTGGCTGGAAGGTCCCCGACCGTGATCCAATATTCGTGTTGTTACTTCCTGTGGAGCTTCTCGGACCCGCAGGGTTCCCCGCAAATCCAGCGTCGTAGTAAGATTGAGTCCCGGAGTTAGAGCCAAAAATCGCATTGCAAGAGCCAGTTGTAAAACCTTCGCCAGCGGAAACACCAAAGAAACTGTTGTAGGTTCCCGTTGTAGCACAATACCCGGCATAAGAACCAAACATCGAGTTTGCAACTCCCGTTGTCAGGGCGTAGCCAGAAAAAGCTCCAAACAACTGGTTTCCAGGTCCTGTCCAACCGTTGGGATTTACAACAGATATACCAGAGTAAGCGCCTACAAAGGTTTGGTAAAAACTGTTTGCTGCTAACCTACCAGCGTAAGTCCCAATAAAGGTGTTTGAAAAACTCCCCTCTCCGCCAGCGCACTGGCCTGCGGATCCTCCAATATAGATGTTGTAGAAACCGCCAAAAGCCATTTGACCAGCTAGGGTTCCAATAAAAATGTGGTTAAACTCGCCGTCGTAACTTGTGTATTGGCCCGCGTAGTTTCCAATAGCGATGTTGCTAAAGGAATCCCCGTAGTTGTCACTAGCTGCGCAAGTGCCGATCGCAATTAAGTTTTCATTGGCATTTGTACTCGGCCCAGAAAAAAGAGTTACAGTCGCGTCATCCGCAGGACTTGACCCCCCGATTTGATTGCCAGGAATTACAGCGGTTTCACCGTCAATTACAGGTCCTAACAAAGAAACAAGTATGTTTTCGCCATCAACTAAATCTAAAACCCCGTCATCCCGAATAACCCACCCTTGTATTTGGGTTCCGCTTGTCGTAGTGAAATTTACACTGTAGTAGTATTTGTCTATTTGACCAGGTAAGGTAGTAGCGCTGACTAATTCCCAGCCTGTTAACCTAGCACTCGAAGCCCCCTTCCCGGAGTAAAAGCCAACATAGGTGTTACACACACCGTTCTCATTTTGACCGGCGCTAATTCCGATAAAGTTATTACCTAAACCTGTAGTGTTGTTTCTTCCTGCACCAGGACCAACAAAGTTATTACCTAAACCTGTAGTGTTGTATTTCCCTGCTCGAAAGCCAAAGAAGTTATTAAAACTTCCACTGGTGTTGTCGCAACCTGTTCTATCCCCTATAAAATTATTATGTTCCCCTGTATTATTTGAAAAACCTGCCTGGCGTCCAAAGAAATTGTTACAACCACCAGACACGTTAAGCCTGCCCGCCTCCGATCCCATGAAGTTGTTGTGGCTCGCCGTGTTTTCGGCGGTTGAATCAACCATTCCAGCGGCGTCAGCAATCGGGAAATCTCCCCCTCCCGCGTAGCTTCCAAAGAAATTGTTATTTGACCCGGTGACGCATAACCCCGCCCCGAGTCCTAAAAAGTTGTTGTACGATCCAGCCGTTGAGAGGCGGCCTGCGCTTCCTCCAAAGAAGTTGTTGTGCGAACCTTGGGTCAGGCAGTAGCCAGCTAACCTGCCAGCAAAGAAGTTACCATTAACATTCCCGATCAACCCGTCCCTAACTTGCTCCTCGGGCCCAATTGCCCCGCCCGTTCCAGCGCTAAATCCAGAGCATTCTCCAATAAATATGTTGTCTTGTTTCGAGTAGAAGGTACCTACCAGCGACAGATTGGCACCAGCACAATGCCCTACTAGGAAATTATTAGCTGCTTCGCCCGGAGGCAAAGTGTTACAAGACCAAATGTTGTCTTGCTCGTCCGCCAAGAAAACGCCTGGGCAGCAGGGACCGTCTCCCGTAGTCAGTTCCCAAGTGTTCGCCTGAGCGTTGTAAATATATTGGTTGACGCCAGGAATCGGCTGCTCAGGGTAAACCTGTCCATTAAACGGTGACGAAGGGAAAATAAGAGTTGACATTACGGTACCCTTTTAGTCTGCTGGCTATCTTCCCTTATTTTACCCTCGGGGTTTGGTGATTTAACTTGTGAATTTATTGATTGTGCGAGTTATGCAATTCTCAACCATAGTGTTGTCCCGGCCTCGGCATAATTTGAACCGATAGAGCCAGTAGCCCCCATTAGCCTCCAAGATCCGCCCAGTACGCCGCCTTGCCGTTCCCCGTTCGCATTAGATGCGATTAGCGAAATGCCGCTGATATCGGTCCCCAGACCCAGGAAATCGTAGCCGACTGAGGGCACTCCCGCAAATACGTACGCCCCCACTTGTCCAGCAGTGAATTGCGTTGGCCCAGGTGGCCCAGGTGGCCCGCCCGGCCCTGTTGGCCCAGGTGGCCCGCCCGGCCCGCCCGGCCCTGTTGGTCCAGTTGGTCCAGGGGTCGGGTCTGAGACAATACTTGTGATTCGACCTTGGGCTGTTACCGTAAGGTTTGGGTTGATGTAAGCACCCGCAACTACGCCAGTGTCGTTTAAGAGTTTAACTTTGTCTAAGGCCATGTCAGTAAATGGTTACTCTAGGGTCACGCTATCTTCCTGTATTTTACCCCACTTCGTGGTTCAAACAGGTTGGTCAGGCCAGAACAAATATTCTTCGCTCTGAGTGTAGGTACTTAGGTCGTCTTTTGTCTCACAGGCTTCAACCAGCACCGCTTTTTCTTCGGCAGAGTCACGAATTGCCTGTCTCCAAGCAGTAATGTCCGCTGGAACCGAAAAACCTGTCTCTACTTCACGGGTGACATACCAGTCGGTCGGGGATAGAATCCCGTAGGCAAAAGAGTTTGTCTGAGAAATCATATACGTCTGAGAATCTTCAAGGGAATCTTCCCACTTGAAGGGGGACTGACGCCAGTCTGTCCCATCCCAGCTAACAAATAGTTGTTGAGGTTGTAACATTTTGAATCAAGATTGTGGTGGTGGTGTTTGCGTGGAGTTCGGGGGTTGTTCCCCAGTTGGGGAAATCATCTGATTCCCGAGTCCATAGGTGTTCCCTTGCCACACATTCCCGTCTACGGTAGAATACCAGTGGGAGTCAGCGTATGAAACTACCGGGCCGAACTCTCCTTCCATAGCTAGGTCGTAGATTTCGACGCCATGTGGTTCAACATCGGTTGGGACTGCATAAAAGGGAATGGGGCCGAAAGTGGGATGGTCCCAAATTAAAGAGACTCCCGCTTGGGTTTCGCTAGCGATATAAGGTTGAGAGCATGAATACGTCATTGTTTTGAGTTTCTAAAGTGTGTGTGTGCAAAACTTTTACCCATTGGTCTGCATTGCCGGGTACACGTAGTACCAAGTTACTGCGACACGTTTTAACCCCGAGGTGACCGTCTGCCCTGAATGGGGGAAGCACCAGCTAGAGGGGAAGATTAGAGCTTCGCCCGGTTGAGGTTTATACACTGCGTCAGCGAACTCAGTCCCGCCACCCTCAAAGTCCGACGTAAGGTATAGAACTACGGAGATGGTTCGATAGAATTCGTTACTGTTGCGGTCCCAGTTTTGATCGTAGTGAAATTTATACTGTTGCCCAGGGGTGTATTCCAGAATCTGAATACCTTCACGATGAGACATCGTTCCCACTGCCCCTGGCGCAAGTGTGTAATGGGTCAAGGAAGGGTGGACCGCCTGGAGACGGTCCCGGTACTCAAGCAACGCTTTGTTAATTGAGTTCCCGATCAGGTCAGTGACAGAGTTACCCTCAGTTAAAGTAAAGCCTTCACTAGAACGAACTGAGGTGTCCTCTTTGTAACTATTACCTGAGAAAACGGTACATTTTGTTTTCTTTTGACTGTTGCTTTCGCAAAAGAGATTGACTGAGCGCAGTTCCTCTTTGCTTAAGGTTGGTACAATTTGGATAAGTGGGTTTTTCATGCAATTTGTTTGTGTGTGTGTTAAGTTAAGAAAGACCGAGAATTTCCTTCAGATCGTCGGACGTAAGGCCGAGTTTTTCAAGTTTTTCGTAGGGAGTGAGTGTAACTTCAAGAAGAGGCTTAACCTCCACGTCTTTAATAACCCAGTCTCCCTCCCATACCAACTCTTTTCCAGGTGGAACTTCGGGGGGAATTTCTTTTGTGAAACCGTCCGGAGCCTCCAAGGGGTTGAAGTTCTCAACGGTTTGGGTTGGGTTTAACGTGTTGTAATAGATCCCTCTTCTGTCTTTGATTACTTTCCACGAGTCTTCCTGAAAAACAGGGATACGGCCAGAAGAAAAATTTGGAGGTTCTACTTCAGTCGCGTGGGCAGGGATTAACCAGACGTCTGGAGGACCTATGGGCGAAGGATCAGCAACTCCTTCTCCTAGAAGGTGTTTGTAGAGGGGGTGGTAGTGATAGATTTTCATCGTTCTTAGAATTTAATGCAAGGGAGAAGTGCAACGTTGCGAGGACGGGTCTCCGTTCCTCCTGCAGAAGCTGTAGTAGGTGAACTGTTTAACCAAATTCCCGAGCTAGTGGAGCTTTCCACTTGAGAACTACCGGGACCACTAGGCCAATCTTGCCAAAATCCGTTCGACCCTGACCCAGAACCGGCTGATGCGTGAGTATGACTCTCAAACGCATCCGCCTGCGCACTACCAAAAACTCGACCCGGATCAACTCCTCGACCATTATCCCAGCCGCGAATGAATTCGGCACGGAGGTCAGGGAGGTTGAACGTTGTGCTTCCGTCACCGTTTCCAAAAGTGCTTCCAATAACATCGAACAAGTCGCTGTATGTGGCTCTTGAAACAGCCGCCCCGTTACAAGTAAGGAAACCTACAGGCGCGGTAGAGGTAGACCACCAAATGACAGTCCCCGTTGGCCCTGTCGGTCCTGCTGGCCCTACTGGCCCTGCTGGCCCAGGTCCCCCTGCACCCGTGTTTGCCACGAAACCAACAAAGTAGTCCCCGGAAAGCGGAGCTTCCGAGAAAGTAATTTGGCTAGTTGCTGAGTTCCAGGAAAATGCTGCGGCGGACTGAACCGCACCGCCGACAAATATAACCAGATCATCTTCAACCACAGTGGGTGGAAGATTGGCTCCGCTGAAATAAGTCAGAAGGAAAGTTGTGGTAACCCCGTTAAACGATGCGCTAATGTCATCAAGGGCTTGAAGTCCACCCAACCCCTGTGGCCCCGTTGGCCCAGGGGTCGGGTCTGAGACAATACTTGTGATTCGACCATCAGTTGTTACTGTAAGGTTCGGGTTGACGTAGCTACCCGGAGTAACTCCTGTAGCGTCTAAGAGTTCAACTGTACTTAAGGACATATCAGTAAATAGTTAGTTTAAGGTCACGCTACTTCCCCTTATTTTACCCTCGGGGTAGGGGGGGTAGTTTGTAAATTTGTTTACAGTTTCATGATAAAGGCAAGAGCATAGTATGGAGGACGGTTTTCATGCGCCTGATCGCTGCCAGCATTATTGATATTCAGTGTGTGGTTGTGATTTCCATTACTACCGGTGTTTTCGGTCTGCTGCTTAGATGTATCTTCTGCCGTATTTCCTCCTAGTTCATAACCAGAAGAACGATGTCCAGTATAAGTGTGAGTGTGCGCCCCAGTAGTGTTAGTTGACCCTGTGTGGTTGTGCGCAGCAAGTTGTCCCTCTGTCAGTACAACTGAGTTAGCTCCCCCAGTATTACCGGGAGCATAGGATGACCCAGCGCCAACGATGAACCTATCCCGTAAGTTCGGAGTTCCGCTCAACCCGTTACATAATGCCCATCCGGCGGGAACAGAGGCAATACTTCCGGACCACATTATGATTCCTCCCGTAGGGATTCCAGAACCTGTTGGTCCCGGTGACCCTGTTGGTCCCGGTGACCCGGTTAGTCCCTGTGGCCCTGTCGGTCCCGTTGACCCTGTTGGCCCTGGCGTCCCTGTTGGCCCTGTCAACCCTGTTGGCCCTGGCGTCCCTGTCAACCCTGTTGGTCCCGTTGACCCTGTTGGCCCTGTGGGTCCAGTACCCCCTGTTGGTCCCGATGGCCCTGTGGGAACTTGAGTCGCAACCCACCCTACGAAATAGAACCCGGTAGACGGAGCACTTGTGAAGGTAACCCGGCTCGTTGCTGAGTTCCAGGTGAAGCTGGTTCCGGCAAGCTGAATTGCGCCACCAATGAATAAAACAAGGTCTTGAATTACGGTGGTGGAGGGTAAATTTACACTCCCCGAGCTAAGGGTGAAAGTAGTTCTAACCCCGTTGAACAACCCGGAAATATCGTCTATATAAACTGCGTTTAGTGAGCCACTTCCTCCCCCCGATCCGGGGGGTCCTACCGGTCCTGTTGCCCCTGGAGTTCCGTTCGTTCCTGGAGTTCCGTTCGTTCCTGGCGTCCCTGTTGGCCCAGTTGGCCCCGTCCCCCCTGCTGGTCCCGTAGGTCCAATACCTCCTGTTGGCCCAGTTAATCCCGTAGGTCCAAGACCTCCTGTAGGCCCTGTTGGCCCAGTTAATCCCGTAGGTCCAATACCTCCTGTAGGTCCCACAGGACCAGGATCTCCTGCTGGCCCCGTTGGTCCCGGAGGCCCGATAGGAGGAATTTGCTGCCAGCTTCTGATACCCTCTACAGTGCTAACTAAGCCGAAATTCTCATCGTCTGGAACCCCTAAGTTAGGCTCTGTGTCAGCCAAACCTAAAATTTCGTAGCGAACGGGATTCGCTGTGGTAGGGGGAACAGGGATTACCTTACCGTCAAAAAAATTTGCCATGACTTATATTAAAGTTTCAAGGACACTTAAAGTAAATTTGATGGGTGTTGAGCCGGAAATTGATAAACTGTCCCCTGTCTGGAGAACAAGTTTTCCAGCCGTTCCCCCTGAAGCAATTAAAACTTCCGAAGATGGGATTGGGTACTCATAAACCACGAAATGAGAGGTAGCACCCCTATCAAATTTCATTGAAAAGGTTTGAGCGTCGGGGTCGGTATTAACCGCTTGTGCCGTCAAGACGATGGTGGTGTAACCTATCGGTGCGGTGTAAACGCTCGTAAGCGCAGAGGGGACATCGAGGATAATAGTCTTAAAGCTTGTTAAAGGGAGAGCCATTTTATGATAGGGCGAGGATGTAAGGGATTACGGTAGCTAGTATAGACTTTCTGAACGCTTGACCGGAAATTGTCCCAGTATTTTGGTTAATCACCAAGTCTTCACCAACACGGAAGTCTCCTAATTGGTCAGTGCTTGTGATAGCAACTCGACCTCCATTTACTTCAACTACTTCGTTAGCTTGAATGGCAGTTCCGCCGCTAAAGGGGATGGCAAGGCCAATATCTACACCACTGCCGACATACTCCATGCAATGAGAGTTGGCAATGATTCGGCTAACGCGCCAGAAATTAACGTTGTCTCCTGGGGAAGGAGTGTAGGGAAGATTTTCCTGAATTGTAATTGATACCGTTCCATTGAGGCCGGTAAAAGGTTCTGTCACACCTCCTACAGTGTAGTAGATAGGGTACTTAGATGCAGATGCTGCAGCCCCAATCCCACCCCCACCGGTAATAGTTACTGAGATAGGATCACTAGCCCTGTAGTTCTGTCCTGGAGAAGCAATATCAATTCTATCAAGTATCCCGTTTCTAATTACAGCGATGCCCTGCGCAGCAATAGCATTAGGCCCAGTGCCAATTGATATCGTTACAGTTGGGGGACTCGTATAACCGTTGCCTTGGTCAGTAACTGTAATAGTTCCGACATTGTAGTACAGGTCCCCAACAGTGACCACTTGACCCACGTAAGGGTATTGGTCACTTGTTAAATCTTCAAGGCTAAATTCGCTGTTATTTGCCGTAGAGGCTACCAGCTTTCCTGATTGTTCCAGTGGGCCAGTACCATCGGCATACATCCCGTAGTTGCCGAAGTCTGAGTTACTGTTCGTAACGCTGACCGTGCCCCCAGTCTCTGCTAAGACAGACTTGTCGGCACAAATCGTAAACATACTGACAACCTGGGAATAACCACGGTTGTAAACCTTTACCCCAACCCCATCAGGATTGTACTGAGTAAAGCTATCTAGAACCATGCTCTTCAGGCCGCCAGCATTACTTCCGTTTACATTTAGGCCGATGCTGTTATTGACAAAGTTGGTGCAGTTTTGAACATAGGGGCTGTGAGAAATAATGCCCGACCCCGTAGGTTTGAACGACATTATACCCTTTGTCTGAATAAATTCAGCAGAACAGATCGACTCTGTCGGGGAGACTGACGGATCGAGGGTTTTTGTTACAGAGCCGAAAAAGGAGAAGTTTTGAACATAGCACCCGTTAACTACATGGAACAGGTCGTCGTCATTCTCCAAAGTGATGGAAGAGGTACGGAGGTCCGCACCAACTATTGAGATGAATGGGTGGGGGAATACCAGTGGGTTGCTCTCTTCAAAGTTTCCTGGAGAGACCTGAATCCGGGTCCCTTCCTCAGCATTATCAAGAGCGTGTTTAATAGTCCTCATTGGGGCTTGAGGGCTAAGGCCGTCGTTATCGTCGCTGCCGTTTATGTCTACCCACAGAGTGTTAGAGATGGCAGTAACTCCTCTCCAACGGTTCCCGTCAAATACTAGGAGTCCAGGGGAATTAGGGTTTGAAGTGTTTAGCCACTGCTCACCAGTAGCATTACCAGCACTACCGCCAGGGGTTACGTTGGGGGCTTCGGTACCTACTGAGCAAGGTCCCACCTTGAACAGATCTCCTAACGTGTCTGAAAAGAATAGTCCAGGGTCAAGCTCATTGCGGTTTACTGCTGGTTGACCGGGCAGCAAAGTCGCAGGGTCTGGCCTACGGTTAGCTACTCCTGTGCGCAGTAGTTGTATTGGGGTCAAATTGGCCATTGTTTATTCTGACTAGATTTCTAAGGGTGCTGCTACGCATAGTTTTACCCTAACTTGCACTCTGGTGTGGGGGCACAGTTACGGGGTTCCTGAACTGCAAACGCCGGAGTTATTGAGTTTTACCCCCCCCCATTGCCAACATAAAAAGAACCGACCCTGAGTGGATCGGCTCTTAAACGCAAGGTAGGTTCAAACCTTACAGGTGGTGATTATACCGTGGTACGGGTGTTCGTTTATTATTGTCTGGGACCCCGGCGCACCGCCTATTGCAGCGAACAGATAGTAAATTGAATGGGACCCTGCATCGAGACTTTGAGCCCAATAAGTAGTTGCTGTAGCATTATCAGCTGACATTTCCCCTTGAGAGGATTGTCCCGTATAAGTGATGCTGTCTATACCAGCTGCGACATAAGCAACCACTGTCGTAGACCCAGCCGCGCCCCAGTTGTTATAAACGTCCATGTAAGTAGTCGCCAGTGTTGGTGCCGCCTGAACCCATTCTATTCTAGGGTTGACGGCATAAACACTAGTAGGAGGGGGGACAAGGCCGGTTCCATTGGGGGCCGTCCAAGAAGTTCCAAAGAAGTACCTCGCACTAGCATCATAAACGTTGTATAGATTTGACAAGTATAACTTAGGGTAGTCAATACTATCAGGCCCCGTGATCAGCCCCCCTAAGTCGTAGGTGCTTCTTCCGGCTATGGTAGTTCTCACTACCGCCACTAAACGCTGGTTTGGAAGCCCACTACGAACTAAAATTCCATCTTGACTGAGTCGCGCTGGAGGTGTCTGGGGACCACTCCACGCTACATAAGAAAGTTGCAGGTTGGGTGCTATACTTGAGCCAGCGTTATAGATGTAAACATCATAGTTAGTGAGAGGCGAGCTAGCTGGAGCTAAGCTTCTGGTTAGCACCCCCGAAAAGGGGATAACTTGCCAGCTCAGGGATGCAGTGTCATACAGGGATATCTCACTGCCACCGTAAGGGTGAATGAAGATGTTTGCTGAATTTAACTGATCTGTATTTGGAATTGAGCTGCTAGCAGACAAACTCAACCTTAGGTTTACAATTTGCTTAATAGCGGAGCTAAGCGCAGAAGACAGTGTAGCTGGGGTAATGGCAGTGGTAGCAGAAAATAGAGCTTTTGCCTCAGCATTAGTAGCTATACGGATAATACCTGGCTCTGTAGTGGATGCCTGCCTAAAGTTTGTGTACCAAGATGAGTCAAAGGTGGGGGAACCAGTTACGTTGGAATCTGTAAAGTTAAGGGTAGTGGTTACCTCTAAGTTATCTACCTGTAAGTAAGGGTAATAGGTGGGAATGTCCACGCCTGCAAAAGGATTACCAATGTCAGTAATGCTGATAGTAGATCCGGTCCCCAAGTCAGTCAATCCTGCAGCCGTAACAAAGTAACCTTCCTGGTTAAATCCGGTAGCATAAACTCTACCACCCAAACTATTGGTAAAGTAATAGTTAAACTGGTTTTGTGCTGATAGTTCACCTTGGTACCGAGGGAGCGCCTTCGTATAGTTCAAATAACCGGCCCACTCCCAAGCGTGGCCAAACATGCGTAGAACTGAGGGGCGCCTAAACTCAACCGGCCAATTGCCTAAACTATTTGCTGCCCCATTAGGTACGTACCCGAGCATATCAACGCTACTTGCAGGATTTAACTCCCTTGTAGCGATTGTCCGAGGCTTCAGAATGTTGAATGCTTCGTTATTGGTAAAGCCCATCCCAATTAAGAAATACCAAGCACCTCGATAGTCTGTAGTTGTGGTATATTGAGCCCGGATGTCCGCAAGATTCCAGCAAGTTGCAAGGTTGAATCCACAAGACTCTGTTGGTTGGAAACCGTCTGTGTCATTGTCGAAGTAAATTGCCGGGGCTACGGTTAAAAGGAAATCGTAGGCATTATATTCGGAACTCATGTGAACATAAGATTCACTCCACCTGTCTGGATCAAATAACAAGTCGCTATTTAGAACAACACAGGTGTAGTGCTTATTTAGATACCTGACAGTGTCCCCAGGTCTATAGTATCTCCCGGAAACCCAAGCGCTTGACGGGTTGGACCTTCCTAGCACAACCTGACCCTTCTTTACAACAGGGTCAGCACAGCGGACTGGGACTGGCCCAGATTGATTGACAATAGTCATGTACGAATCTGAGATCTGCTGTATTACACCGCCGCCCACTCCTGCGGCAGTTTGAATGACATAATCTCTTGGAGGTGTTCTAACATTGATGTCCGTGTTGGTAAGTTCTAGACTGTACTTTCTTTGGCTGGGAGTACGGTTGTCTAAGAGCCTGCGGATATAGATTCTGCTGTCAGCAAGGTCAGGTGTAAGGTCATCTTGGCCAGGGGTGCCCCCGTCCTGATTTTCCATTGGGACAGTAATTGTAATCATGTCGGGGAAATCAGGATCCCAGGCAGCCGAAGTTAGCGGGGCTCTCCAGTCGGGGCCAGCTGAGTTCTCAATCCACAGATAGCTACCAGGCTTAAATGAATACCTTCTGGACGCTAAAATTTCAGGGGTTCCGGGGTATACCTCTGACTCCACTAAAGATTGAGTTAACACAATTGTTGTAGAGTTATTCGCTACGCTATTAGCTACGACTCCTAAGGACACGGTGGAGACCACAGTAGTCTGATCTACCATGTTGGTGGCTACACTGATAGAACCGACGTTCCAACTCAAGTCTTGGGGGAACGCTTCTGTTCTGTAACCTTCTGCTAAGGCAGCGGCACCGCCGAAGGAAGAGTTAGAGTTAGTAATTGAAATTTCTCCGCCACTTTTAACCCAGTGGTGAAGACCTTGACCAATAGCAAAAACCGAAACCTCTTGAATGAACGCACCGTTAATAGCCCTAATGTGGTAGGTCTTTCTATTGGGATCCATCCTAAGGCTGTTAGGATCCAAGGTGACATAGCCATTGTAGCTAGAGATTGTATTTTCCCAAACTTTGGTGGATTGGTTGTATTGCTGCCAGCAATAAAGGTCTCTTTGCAAGCTGACGCCTGTAAACTGTGCAGTGACCAGGGACTTAAATCCAGAAACATCTTCACCATCTGCGTTTATGCCGCAAATACCGTAATCAGACCTGACAGAGCAGTTAAAGATGTAAGGGGAAGACCCTAGGACACCATCGGTGGTTTCTGTAGGTGTGCCAGGTGGCTGCGGAGCAACAATCTCTGTTTCACCGGGGTTTACCGGGATGTCGGGGAAATCTTGTTCAAAGATGGTCCGAACTTTGCTGTAGTAATTTACCAGGTCCGTGTCAGAAACAAACGAGAAGCAGTCTAACAGGTGATGGCTAGCAGATAATCCTAGTTTATCCTTAAAAGTGAAGTTAAAGAAGAATCCACCACCAGTGATACGCAGTATGGAGCCTCTGTCTGCCTCGATATCCCCGGACTTATCGGGAACATAAGTTGGTCGAATTATAGTTTTTCTTAAATCTTCACCGATGACAGAAACACCCCTTGGTAGAATGATACCGGCATATGCATTATTGTTCATTGCCCTTAACTGGGTGGCACTTGGCACAACATCGTTTTCCCAGGGTGTTACAATGGTATTACCAGGGGCATTATCAATGATGTGCTCTCCCGTAGAGCATTTGATTACGAACCTGTCATAGGACAGGGCATCAGGCTGAGGGCCACCTTGAAAGCGAGCGACTTCAAGAGCAGCTCTCTGCAGTGTCTTGAACGGCCTCTGAGGGGAGTAACCGGCAGTAACCATCTGGTTGGTGACTACGGGGGTGACATCCGGATTATAAATACCCGTGACATAAATATCACTCCCAATCTCAGGGTTTACATAAAATGTATAAGTTCCGGCAAGAAGCGCCTCATTTAGGTCTAATGGGCCATTCGAAGCCGGTACCCACGAGTCATTTATACAGATAAATAGCTGTTCACTTTCGTTGTTCCAATATAGGCTACCTTCAATGGCCTGGTTGAGACCTGGGCCTATGGGGGGGACAGGTGAACTAAGATCTGTAAACGTTCCGATAGGTAGAGAAACTTTGATATTTGTGCCAGTCAAGTCCAGTCCGAATCCAAAGAGGCTGACAACCCAAGACAAGTTCCCGCCACTACCTAGAGTTAGTTGACTCCCTGGGACAGTGGAGGATGGCCAAATATAGCCATTGAAAGCACCTACATTATTAGTTTTAACAACCCCCGCAGATGTTTCAGAATTAAAGGAGATAGTACCGTCAGAGGCTATAACTACACCGGTACCTTGCTTAACTCCCTGAACTTGACCAGGGATTACAGTTCCCTGGCTGACGTTCCCCATCAATAACTGTGCTCTAGTTAGCGACATTTTTCTCAACGTTGGCTTGTATGCTTAGTTTTACCCTAACTAACAATACGCTAAGTCGGAGAAGTAGGTGTGCCCACAGCCAGACAGAAGGTTAGGAAATAACGGATGGGCCCCACGCCATGGTGCCACTGTTGCAAGGGATGAACTCAGAGTTCCCTATAACCCGCAGGTTGGTTGTTGTGCCAGCTTGGGGCGGGTCCGCTTGACTGAAGGTTAGTACGGAGTTTTCAATGGTGTAGGATTCACCAGGGATTTGGATAGCTCCACCTAAACTGATAATTAGATTTTCAACAGACACCAAAGCAGCATTTACAACCTTGTTATTGTACTTCAAGGTAAATGAAGTTTCAGCACCATCGAACTGGTCGGTTAGGGGGTCTAAAGAATAAACTTCAACGGGGAACATGGACCTTTGTGACCAGTAGAAACCTGAGCATATCGCTCTGACATCTAGTGTAGTACCAGCAGGGGGGGCCCCAGTAAAGGTAAACTGTACAGTTGTTGGCGACGTTCTCTCAATCGAGTAGGCATAGGCCAAGGATGGACTAACATCTGACAGAGGAATCTGCTCTACACCACCCAGGAATACAAAGGTGCCATTAGCAGTAACTTCGTAGGGGGCCAGAATGTCAGGGTCATCAGTCTGCGCTGTAAAGATAGTCCGGGTTCCATCGAAAGGCTCCAAGAACCCAAAAGTTAAGACTACTAGTGTGCGGTTAAAGTCGTTGCTTGTGACAACCCTTACGTTGCAGGAAAGACCGGCAACCGGAGGTTCACTAAACTGAATGCTGTTACCGAAGAGTTCGTAGTCAACGCCCGGTTTTTGGATAACTGCCCCCAGGGTCACGAAGAGAGACTCGACAGACAGTTGATCCGGCGGTATCGGTAGTAGGCTTCGGGTTAGGTCAAAGGAGTTGATTAGTCCGTTGAAGTTGCTTGAAATGTCGTCAGCAGAGTAAATAACAACTTGGGAAGGAAATTCCACATAGGGTTGCTCTTCGTAAATTTGCTGATTGGCGAGGTTGGCGACAGGTGATAGAGACTCGAAGAAGTTAGCAGTAAGAGCTTGCTTCTGGGGGCCAAATTGAACGATTTCACCCTTATCGTTAACGCCTGTTACCGTGAGTTTTCCACTCCATGTGGTCGTTGCTTGATAGTCTGCTGCCAGCTTTCTTGCAAAGTCGCTGCTTTGGTACTCGGGCAATCCACGGGAGTAGCTATAGTACCCTGCGTAGGCCCAAGTGTGGGTATTAGTAGTTACTAAGGAGGGCTGGTTAAACTCTAGGGGCCACTTGTCTGTCCTCAGGGCGTAACCATCGAGAGGTAAGTTCCCGTTCAATGATAGGACAGGGAGAAGCCTCTCACCCCAGTAGTGAGGGGTTAGGACAGGTTCCATTATGCTGCGGGAGTACCCCATAATCTCAAAGAACCTAAATATGGCACTCTTTGTATTGCCCCAATCTGGGTCGTACAGTCCAGGTTCGGCTAAAGAGCTGGTACTACATACTTTTACTCGGGTTCGTTGGGGCCAGTTATTATTTGGAAGGGTGGTTTTATAGAAACTATTTTCATAAGATAGGCGGATACCTGTCACAATGGACCCATTTAAGTTAACTACACGCATGTATTCAACGTTGGAGCCTGTACCTAACTGAATTATAGAAATGGTTTGCCTAGGATTAGGGATGTCAGTAGGTGTAAGTACGGAGAATTCAACTACAGCTGGTCGGTATCTCTGGGGGGTTGGGGTCAAAGATGCAAGTTGCTCCGTTTGAACAGTGGTTAATAAGGACACAGTGTAAGTTACTGCGCCATCTGCTATGTCTTTTAGGCATAGACCTAAGCTTTCGGAGCCATCATCACCGTCGTAAGTCCCTTTGGAAGCATAGGTAGGATAGGGATTTGTGGATCCCCTGAAGTAGGATTGATTTATATACCCTTCTTCTGTTAGGTAGGAATCAGTAGCGTAAGTCCCTTGGAAAGTGAGTGAGACAGGATCTTGTTTTTCCAGAACACTAGTCTCTACAAAAGGTGAGCAAGACTCGGTAGGTGCAATTGAGTAGGGCCCAAAATTCTCAGTGAAGGTTGATGCGTCCCCATAGTAGACATTGCTCCAAAGGTTGTTCTCCGCCGTATACCAGTTCTTATTTCTATAAGTAGTGTAAGAACCTGAGGGGAGGTTAAAGCCTGTGCCTTGTCCCCATGGCCTACTGTAATCAGATGCAGTGACGGCGATGTAATAAGTTAGATCTTGATTTGCATTACCGATGACATAGTTAAACTGGGGTGAAGACCCGAGGTTGCCAGTTTCAATGGCGCCCACAGTAAATACTCTGCCCCAGCCTCCCAAAATTCCTGGGTCGAACTGTACGTTGGGCCTCAAAGAACTGGAACCTAACTGTTGGCTGGTTTGATTCAACCTAAGAACTGAACCAACCTGGGGTGCTACAGCATTGGGGAAGGTGTTCCGGATGAACAGGCTATACGAACGCTCAAACTCTTGTCTAGGGTCTGAGAACCTCCGGATGTAAGGGACGCCTAGTGCCGGGAACAAGGTCTCATCATTGGGGATAGTGCTATCAGATGAGCGTATGCGCAGCTTAGCAAATCCAATAGGATCTTCCAGCCCCAGGATAACGGTAGGCCCACCATCGGTTGCCAGGAAGCCCCTGTAGGTACAGGTTTCCGTCTCAACCCAGATAGCACTATCGGGCTTCAGGGAGTAAGGCAGCAGATAGCATGGCAGGAAATCGGAGTTTAACTCAACGATCTGGATGCTGGGGTTTAAGGGGTCAATGTAAATGCTGTTTATCTTGCCGCCTAGAGAGAGAATCTTTTTGTTGTCGAGGGCCTCAGTCTGTGACTTTGTTAGAGCCAGCGGTCTCTGGACCCCTTCAAGGACAAATCCCTTGCTGTTGAGTCTTGCCCCCTCAATCGTGTTAATGCCTCTAAATCCTTCGGATTTGAACGCAACGGAGCCGAAGTTAGTTGTACTGTTGGTTAGCGAAATAATACCGCCATTGAGAGCCCAAACACCGATTGCACATCCGATACTATAAATGGATTGCGCTTGCAGGTAAGCAGAGTTTCTGGCACGGAACCCAAAGTGCCTAAAATCGTTATCAATATCTACGATGCCAAAACTCAAACCATCCACGCTGGACAAGTTCTTGTAGTGATATCTGATGTTTTCTATGGAGGTTTGGTTCAGTATCTGATTCTGGAATAAGTCAGGTACCAAATCCAATGTTGATGGACGCTCTTCTACGGGCAGAGAGTAATAAGTTGCCTCTACCAAAGTCCACCACCTTTGCTCAGACGCACCTGTAGCAGGGTCTGTCAAGATTGTATAAACTTCGTAGGCGGCAGGGTCCGATTGGAGGGAAACAGAGGTACACTCATTACTGATTAGAGACCTGAACCCTTCGACATCGTTCCCGTTGAAGTCACCAAATGTCATGCCGTACCCGGACCTAAGATTGACTTGTCTGATATAGCACGATGAGTTTTGAGTAGAGTTAGAGGCTAAGTTATCTGGATATTGCATCTCGGTGGGAGCAACGATTACATGCTCGCTTTTCCGAACAATTTCAGCCCCACTTGTAACCTTACCTCCAAAAAATACGGGAAATGCCTTTTGAACTTTGGTGTAATAATCCGCCAAATCCTCAAAAGATGCGTATCTGAACGCTGCCAAGCGGTGTGCTGACTTAATAATATTTGAAACGATTAGCTTTGTGCCTGTGGTTGATGTAAGTACAGGCAACGATGAAAAGGGAATATAGGTGCCTGTAGAACCTTGTTCATCTAAATCGCTATTTGACAGCTGGAACTGGAATGTATTGATGGGGACCGCATAATAAAACCCTGAGACAAATGTCCCTGTGCTTTGGTCAACAGTTGGTGCAAAGGTAACTTGGACAAGATCATTTTTGCTTAGACCGTGAGGTTCCGGTGAAACAAAAGTGGCAATCGTCTCTATGGAAATTACACTGTTAACGTTCCGAGTTTGAACCTTATCTCCCAAGGTAAATGACTCGCAGAACACATTGCCGGATACCTTGAAGATGCTTGATAGAGGTTGGTTGGTGCCAGCGTAGGCGTCGGGATATCCGGGGTGTTTATAGGTAGGTACGTAAGTGGGGTTAAAGGCGCATTTCTTTAGGTCTACCCCCCTGATGGATACTCCACCTGGGACAATAACGCCCCCGTCAACGGGGTTGAACTGAACCAGCTCAGCAATAGTAACTTCAGATTCGGAGGTTTCGTTGAAAACCACTGAAAAGTCATCGGCGGTTGTTCCAGGGTTGTTGTTAGGGGTGAAGACCGAAGGTGCAGCCATTATGACATACTTTTCCTCAAAGCCGTTGGCACTTCTGCCGTTAAGTATATTGATGATCTTATTCTTTGAGACCTCCAACAAAGCACGAGTTATTGTTTGGAAGGGAATTGACTGACCGTCGTTAAAAATTGAATCAGAAGATTGGTCCGAGTTAGGGCATACAAAGACAATACTAACACCCCCTCCCAGGTAAGGGGTAGCGATTGACCTCCAACTGTTGAACTCATCACCGACCTTTAAATTGCCACTGCTAGTATCTAGCCACGTCTCTCCACGCTCAGGAAACTCTACTGGCGCTAAAGGAAGTACGGCTGTTGGTCCTACTTTGACGACTCTGCCGTCCGTTGTGTCAAAGAATAGTCCCGGTTCGGTACTATTGGTATTTAACCCTATTTCGCCCGGTTCAAGTTGATTGGTAGGACGCTTGCCCAGAATGCTGGACCTTTTGAAGATGATTTTGGTTGCTGACATTTGCTAAAGAGCGTATACGGTGCGCAAAGGCGTCCTTAAACTTACCCCCATCCTACTCAGGGGTAGCGGGGTGGAACCAAGTTTTGATAATTATGGTGGGAAACTGGAGTGGAAATTTTTCTGCTAGCTAACTACATCACTCACTGAAAAAATTTTTTATCTGTGTGGGAACCCGTGGGGGAAACTTTTTGTTCGTGCCGTTTTCAGGCAAAATTATCAAAACTTGGTTCCACTAGGAAAAGTCCTTGACCCCCTCATACAAGGTGTTGATAAGCTTTGTAGCTGTTTCATCAGTCATGTTTTTCCAGGTGCCCTTTTCGTAGTAAGAGTCTGGTTTCCTGATTTTCGATGCCATCATGTCAGCAATGTCATCATCAGAGAATCCTGCAGACTTCATCTCACCGAAGACACTTTTAAGGTTGTCTCTCATTCGGAGCAAGTTGGCGGGAGCTTCACGGCCATTGACCATGTCTCTTACACCGTACTGGGGTTGGCCCTTGGCCTGAAAGTCCCCGTTCTCTTTCCCTGAACTTGCTGAGGCACCCTCGGGGAAGAATCGCCTTGCTGTGAATACCCCTAGCGCCTCTGATAGTGCAGCACGGGGGTTGTTTTGGGCCAGCCCCAAGTCCACAAAACGTGCCTTACCCTTATCGTCAATCAGCACATTGCCGGAGTGGGAATCATTGTGAGCTATGCCCATCTTGTGGAGCTTAGACCTTAGAAACCAATAGGCATCACCAATGGTTGTCTTTCCTACTTTATCTGTATTTTTATCAAACTCACCGTAGTCTTTACCGGGAACTCTTGTCATAGCAATGCGGCCAGTGACAAAACTCTTTCCGTATTCCATCTTGGGTTTACCTTTAGCCAGTTCGGCATAAAGAAGTTTCGGTCCAATGTCCGATTCACCGAGCTTCTTAATGATGCTAGCCTCTGTGGTGCTAACTTCACCCCGCTTCACTACATAACCAGGCTTACCTGACTTACCATCCACCAGTATAGCAGTTCCATAGGCACCTTCCCCGACCTTAAAGCCTTTAGCGTGAGTTTCAGCCCAGTTAAATGATTCTTTTAATCCCTTTATCCTCTTGCCAGTTAAGAAGGCACCGTCAAAGTCCTTAGCGTCGTCCCTGGCCCACTTTGTGTTGCCTGTAGTGCCTGCTTGGGTTCTCTGGTCCAGTTTAGGGCCCGATACAGAGGACAACTTCTGTTGGGTAGCAGACTTTACCCTATTCAAGAATGCTGATAAACCTTCAGAAGTACGGCCAGATAGTTCAATCTGACAGACGTCAGAACGGGTAATACAAGTTGCCCCACAGGATTTCCCCAGTGAGCAGCCTTTTCTAGATTTCCTCCACATCACCCTTCCCCAGTCGCCATCCACTTCTCAAGGTTAGCAATCCTGTCTGACACTGAGTCGATTCTCTCAGAGTAGGAAACTTCTTCACCAGTAGCAATCCGGTGGTCGTCCGTTTTCTTGCGGGCCAGGTCAAGGGTCGCCATCTGGGCATCGATCCTTTCGCGCTCCTTTACAAGATTCTTAACTTCTTTCATCTGAGTTTGTAAAGCCTGAAACGCACCCCTTTGGCGGGAGAACTTCATCTTATCGTTGAGGGACTGAATTCTGTCCGACAGGTCCGTGTGCTTTTTGCCCAATGAGTCATACTCGCTGAAACTGGGTCTCATGGGGGTAATGACGTTTGGCTCCATTACAGTATTTTTGAAGTAGTCTGTGGGTTCATGGGAGAACTTTTTGAGTTTTAAGTCCTCTTCTGTAAAGGTGTCTAAGTCAGAGGGTCTTGGGTTATACATTTTAACCAAGTTATAAGGAAAGGCTTGTTAACTTATTTTACCCTTGATTAAGGTTAGACTACGGCTCTACGTTGAGTTGGGGCAACGGGGGTTGCAGCAGGCACTACTGGCTTTGCAGCGGGGGCGGCGGGAGTTGCTGGCGTATTGGCGCCAGTAGAACTTACGCAGTTACCTTTGGCATCCTTTTTAGCGCAAACCGAACCCCATTCAACGAGGACCGGCTTACCATCTTTTTTAGCCCATCCGTACTTCTTGCCGCCGGCTTGGATAGCTTTGTTGTTTTCAAACGCAGAACCTTCCTTGCCCGCTTGTTGCCTCAACTCTCTCTCTTTGTCAGTATCGTCACCTGATGCCCAATCTCCAGAACCCTTCAAGCGACGGCAAAGCCCGAAGATCATTTTCGTTCCTGCTGGGCAGGGTTGGCCGGCATGTGGCTGTTGAACCGGGGGGGCAGAGGCCCGAGAGGCAAAGTCCCACTCAACGATTGTATAATCGATGCCTTCACGTAGGTGGTCTACGGACGGGATGTCAAAGTTGCCGAGCATTTTCCTAAAGGCTTATAATGAATGTTTTACCCTTGGTTAAATCACCCTTAAGTCATTCTCTTCAGGTTCTTTCTGCCTTGGGCGATTACTTCATCTATGCTCTTACCTTTCATCCCAGCAGCATCACCGCCACCGGCCTTGTATGCAGAACGCTCAGCCGGAGTCATGCGCTCCAGGTTCTTCTTACCTTGGGCAACAGTCTCATCAATGCTCTTGCCCTTCATCCCAGCAGCATTACCGCCACCGGCCTTAAATGCAGCTCGTTCTGCCGCTGATAAGGGTTTACCGGCACTATTTGCCTCGGCTTTCGGC